AAAGTATTGGAGGTCAACCGCTTCATACCGACAATGCTGTGATCGGGAACTTGACCCGATGGCTTCTGACAAAACAAAAGACCTGTAGCCACTTGTAACTCTCAAAGCTCCTAACCTATCACGGAGGGGCTGGAGAATCTCAGTGGCTAATAAGGTCAGCTTATATATTCCTTCCTTAGAAGGCTCGTTATGGATGCCCAAACGTAAAGCCGTGTCACTTTTAGTTAATTCCTTTAATGTAAAGTTCTTAGATAATCTCATTACTCAAATTTTGCTAGATATATTTTATCTATTTCTTTTTGTATATCTTTTCTAGTAGCTTCTAGCTCCATCATTATATTAGCTTCAAACCTTACAACTTCTTTACCTTCATCAAATATAATAACAGTAGGAACAGAAATAATCTTATATTCTTTTTTTATTTCAGGATGTTCACAGATGATAACGCTATCCAATTTACATTCTTTTAAAACTGTAATATCAAAACTGTTATCCGCATTCCAACTACTATTATATTGTACTACTGACACTTGACCAAAGGTCACACCATAGCAAAAAAAGAAAAAAGCCATTAACACTAATAATATATTGCTCATGTTCATTATTTTAATTTGTATAAGCGTTCATCCATTACATCTAGCTTTTGCTCAATAGCATCAAGCTTCTTACTATTACCCATGATTGTAGTACGCACTAGCTCATCTTTAAGTTCATACTCAGTAGCACTTACCCAATTACCCTTCTCTAGCGCTTTTTTATTAGCATCAATATCAGCTTTTAGGGTAAAGTAAGTTCCTGAAACAGAAGCAACTAAAGCAACTATAATACCAATGGTTTTGAGGTCTAAAGTAAATTGTGACTTTTCGTTTACTACACTCATTTGCCACACCCTTTAAAGTCCGCCACTCCTTGACTAACTATCAACGCTATCAGCACCCAAATAAGATTTGCCATTTCGCCCTCACTAATCCCTATTGAAGAACCGCAAGTAATGATTAATACTGTTACTAAAGCATAGTAAAATTTCTTTGATTTTAAAATTGATTTGATTGTATTTAAGTATTCCATGTTATATAATTATTAAATTAATTCCTAAATTGATTGTATAATTTTCTCTGTCAAAATATCTAAGATATTCTAATTGAGTATATAACGATAATGTCTTAGTTAATTTGTAATTAGTTGTTATACCAAAGTCATAATCGTTTGTTTCTGATCCATATTCAGTGAGTTTATGGTTAACAAAGAAATAGTTACCATAAGCTAGTATAAAGAAATTGTCCTGATATATGTAATAAGATAAACCAACCACGCCAGAGAGGGTGTATTGGTTTCCGAGTTCTGCTAATTTGTTTCTGTTATAAACGGTAGGTATTGTGGCATAGTATTGTTGGAATTGTGCTGTGTTATCCGCAACTATATTACCGTCTAGTATCCATCTAAAAAATGATTGCTCTAACCTATCTAAATGTCCATTAGTGTTACTGTCTATAAACCAAAATTCTTTTTGATAACCTAAAGCCTCAGCAACAGCTTCAAAATCATTAGAATTAGGAAAATCCATTTTAAAAGGATTTAAGCCGTAGACAGGGTGATAACGCATGATTCCACCCAGCGTTGCACGAAAGTTGCTTAAATCACGCTTAAAACGTAAATCTAAGGACTTATACTGTAAATCAACATACCCATTGTTAGATGATTCTATTTTTGTGCTAGTGTGTTCTCCAATGTACCTGAACCATATTGTATGATTGTCATACTCCCTGCCAAATTGTTTTACCCTTTCATATTGTAGTAAGTATTCAAACCTATCAACAGGTGATCTTTTTAGACTAGCATTTTTTTCTGTGCCGTCATAGTAAAATTTGGGTTTCTTTTCGTATTTAAAACGGCTAAGTTTCTTTATTCCTATAAAGTACCTGTAATTAGTTTCATCTGTATTGGTTGTTTCTATTAGCTGACCATTAGCATAAGTATATGTTTCTAAGGGTTGTATTGTAGAATTGACAGACCCCCCCATATAAATAGTGGAATACTTATAGAACTGCCCAAAAGACAGCAAAGGTAATAATAGAAATAGAAGCCGTATCATTATAATACTTTTGTGTAACAATAAGTTATGTAAATATCACAAGACCAACCACCTGTAAACCCTGTGCCTTCTGCCCAACAAACTAGGGGTTTATTTATCGTAGAAGCAGTCCAAGCACCTTCTTTAGTTTGGTCAAAACCACCAATAATATATGTCATATTAGTTGTTTTTCCATCCATACAATCACTGACCTGTGACCAATAGCTTGTATCAATGGAATCATCAAAACCAATTATCAAATTTTTTCTTTGATTTTCTGTTGTAGAAGCGTATGTGCATAATATGGTGGCACTAAGTGGTGTTATCATATACCCACTTAATGCACCCACTAATGTTTTTTCGTTAGCATTTAAATCTAAAACTTCTGCATTACTCAAGCTAATTTTATCAGTTTGAATAACGAATTTAGAATCAATCTTCTTAGAAGTTCCGCTTGATGATCCTGTGGTGTCATTTACATCCACCACCATAAATAAATCACCGCTCCCCGTTTGTTGTTCTAGTGCTGTCTTGTCGGTTAATCTTTGTCCTGCCATTTTTTATTTTTTTAATATAATTTTTTAGCTTTTTAAAGTTTTCCAAACTACTTGGATATGTCTTTCTTTTAACATCCATATATAGTAATATCTGCTCCTTGTAAAAAACTTTTCAACCTGTTACTCCTAGAAACGTTACTGTCCAAGTTTATGCCTGAGTAGTAGTTTCTAGTTGTAGGATCAAGGTCTGCCCCTGTGTTTGTGTTATATTCAGGGAATGAACTTGTATTGTTTCTAATATAATCAATTAAACGCTGTCTATAAAACTCAGCTGCGTCTTTTGCCCTATCTATTAGGGGTTTGATATCTTCATACGTGGCGCTATCAGATTGGTCAGTAGCACCCATTATTACAACAGCGTTATTTACAAACCTAAGTCGGAGGAATGGCGCTAACTCTGCGAAAGCAAACTGAACTAAAGAAGGCTGTATATACGTTTCAACTAAGGTTTTATAAGCACCCGTTAAAGAACTGCCCTGAATATCTGATTTTAATTTAGCGTCTAGGTCTGTTCCTAGTATTGGGAGTATAAACATATCTTGCGCCAATAGTATATACGGCATAATGACATTGTCATCCACAGAACCGCCTAAAGCTGTATCTTTTTTTATTCGTGTTGCTGATATATATAATGTATGTTGTATTGCCATGTTATTTAATTTTTAGATCCTGGATACCGCCACCAATTATTACTACTTTTAGCTGCTTCTTTTGCCTCTTTAATTCCACGGGGTGTAGGTTCGTAGGTTTTAGGTATAGATTTTACTGTTTTATAATCACCAAGACCTTGACCTTCTCTTAATTCGCTACCCGCTTTTAACCTATACAGTACAGCTTTCCATGCGTGCAAACAATATACGCCCCCTTTGTACTTGAAAAGATCATACGCCCTACCTTTATGACCAAAGTTTTTATTCACTCCCTCACGGCTTGCCTTGTCTATATCTTCTATTCTATAAACTGTGCCGTTACTTGCCATTTGCATCATGTTTTCACAAAATGGTCTAGACTTTTTAGACATTGGTTTACCGCTTGGAGTTAATGTTCTTTGACTTTTTTTGTAATACTTAAACCTAATCTTGTAAAATGATTTATCTAAGTAACTAAATCCGTCAGGTTTTGATGAGATTTCATCTGCAAATTTTTCTTTGTCTATTTTTTTAATTAAAGAATCCGCCCATTCCTCATGATCTTCAATAAGACCTTCGTCCTGCTCATCAACAATTTCCCAAATATCTTCATCTATTTGTTCACCTTTAAGGTTTTCTAATATAACAGCAAATTCATCATCTGACAAATTTTGTTTTACTTCCCCCGTTTTATTTCTAGTTTTTTTTTTAACTATTTCCTCCGACAATTTTTCTATTGCTTCTTCTGTGTCAGTAAAGAATCCCTTTGCAACGGCAGGAGGTAACTGTAAGAACTGTATTAAGAATACTGTAGCCTGTTCTTTTGTTAATATCCCCTCTTGAACTTTTGCGATAATATCAATCGCACTACTAATTTGAGCACCATTATAAGATGCCTCACTCTCTAAAGGTTCTTCCATAGCTGGATCGGTTTGTCCTGTTTCATCTTCTATTGTTTGTGGCGCTTCTTCTGTAATATCTTCTTTTGAAACACCTTCTTTCTCTTGATCTTCTTCTGATTGTGTTTGTGTAACTTCAAGGTCAATAAAATCAGCAGGTTTAAGTGATTGAAAGTATAAATCAAGGTTTATATCATTTACTTTAAATATCTTGTCTAATCCTTTTAAAAGAGTGTTCTGGAAAGGGATAATTACTGTGTTGTTAAATAAGCTGTAAGCATCACGAAGTTCGTCAGCATTGTTACCTAATCCACCACCCTCAGATCTTATTCCAAAAAGAATAGGACTTGTAACTCTATGCCCCGCTAAAATTTGTGATACCGCCTGTTTAGACATACCTTCCCACGCAGATTGCGCGTCATTCATTTGTATTGGTTCTATTACGGGTGCTGTTTCTTTACCATCATTAAAGGTTATAAGTATCTTACCCGCGTTACCACTCCCTGAAAACTTTTGATTTAATTGTCTTTCTATTGTTCTGCGTTCTTCTTCTGTAGGTACGCCGTTAGAGAACCCAACGTGCATTGAAGGTGTCATCCCTGAAGTTATATTAGATAAATGAAATTGAGCAATCTCTAACTCCATTTGAATCCAATCAGTGGCAGCCACATAATCAGGTGCAAAGCCATAAAATAAAGCGGGATTTTTATCTCTAATCATTAAGATTTGACTAGCTTGGCTTCTATCTTTTAAATTAAATGCTTTGTATGCTCTAGGTTTGTACTCAGCTTTCTTATACTTAGACCAATCTGCTGAGTAATAATAATTATCCACCTCGCCGTCTACCATTTTACCTGAACGAATATACTGAGCGGGTATGTGTTTCATCTTAGCAACGCTAGTTCTATCCCTAGACCATACTACATTTACATAGCAACCCCCGAAAAGCTTTAAGTCCATTGCTAGGTCTTTTAAGACATCATCATCAGAGTTATGTAATAATTCATTTAAACGTAAAAAAGATTCTTTAGTATCTGTGTTTTCCTCAGCATTTGTGGCAGCCAAACCCTCTCCGTATATCATTGCCCCTATTGACTTAACCAAAGCACCATTAATAGCACTTCCTAAGAATAGGTCTAGCAAATAATTAGGATATAAATTATCTTCACCAAAACTAATCCAATCACTTCTCGGATCTTCCACTAAGTGTGGTATATTGTAATGTGATAATTTTATTAAATCTAAATTCATAATTAATTTGTTAAATAGACATTTTCATTGTCAGAATCATTAGTTGTGTATTCAGTATATTGCACTTCCTCAAAATTACTTGCACCTGAAGCAGTTTGCCCATACATATTTACCACCCCATTATATAAAACAGCTTTTGCATTATCAGGGTTTAATTCTGAACCTGAATCTGTTTCGTACACTGTAAGATTATAAAAACCTAAAGGAAACTCTGCGTTTCCAACCAATATATCACCTGTGGTCAAGCTTTCCGTTGAAGATGGATTTGCACTATACTTCCAACCTAAAGTAATTTGCCTGTCAAATTTATTAATGTTTTCACTTATAGTGGGATAAAAACTGCTACCTCTAGTAAATATCTTAGTTTTTCCTGTTTGTTGACTTTCTAGCTTATACAAAATAAAAGGAAATTGAAGGTAATAATAAGTAGTGCCAAGTATTGTAACAACATAAAAAACAGGAGTTTGCACAATTTTATCTGATATATTTATTTGAAAAAGTTTGCCATAAGCAAAAGCTGTTGTTGCTTGATTATTTATTCCTGATTGTATCATGTTTACTTTTTTATTCTATCTTTTACAAACTCACCTGATGGAGTTATCCCTGCTATAACCCAAACCTCTTTATTTTCTTCTTCTTCGTTTTTAAACATCTTTCTTTTTATTTTTAGGTTGTTCTTTTATAAATAAAGCTTCTCTCACTGATTCGTTGAGTTTTGATATTTGTTTCTGTGATAGGTCATCTAAAGGTATATTCAAGGTGTCAATACTTTTACCTTCCCATTCTTTTTTTAATTTCCAAGTCATAGTTCTTTTCTTATAAATATAAATATACAATTTCTGTTTTTAAGTGTACAAAAAAAGGGGGCAAAAACCCCCTCTTTTACCTATTGTGAGTAACGATTAAGTTCCTTCAGTAATAGTCAAAGCTGATTCATCAGTTAAACCATCAAATGGATATTTAGCTGTCGCTGCTCCTGCACTAGCAGGTAACTGAATTAAAGCGTTCTTTTCTTCAGCACTCCATTCTATAGTGTATCCCGTCATATCACCCTTAGCAGTTCCCGTAACAACAGTACCACCTGAAACATGACAACCATTCGCAATACCTAATAAAAATACATTATCGTTAGTATCTTGTACAAAAATCTGAGCTCTTGAATATGCCATAAGTCTAAGCTCATTAGTCATATCATGGTCAATCTTTTGTAGTGTTACAGATAATGCCTGAGTAAAAAATGTAGTTCCGTTAGCATTGTCCGCGTTGATAGTAACTGTCATGCTTGATAAATTAGGAACTAAGTCATACTTAAAAACAGTAGTAGCGCCACCTGATTGACCTGACCATGTAGCAAATCCTGCTGTAGTCATTTCAGTAGTGTTTATTGTGGCAACCGATTCTATATTATTGTTGTACGTTTTACAAATGAATATTGCTTTTAGTCCTCCAATCTGGTCTTTACAATCTATTAATCGTCCTCTTGTAATATCACAAGCCATAATTATTATTTATTAAAAGTTAATAAAAGGGGAGTATATTACAACTCCCCATTTAAAGTATCTATTAAGTCCAAACAGTTGAACCATATACACCATCGGTTGATACAGCAGTTTGTACTCCAACAGCGAAGTTCATTACAACTCTTACGTTGTCAGAACCATCATACTCGTATGTAGGTATTAATCTTGCTTCAGTCCAATCTGTAGCTAAGTTAGTACCAAATACTAAGTTCTCAGGATATGTAAAACAGATTACATCATTGAACATTCCTGGGCATCTGTAGATTGGGTATCCAAAGTAAGTTACTGTGTCAGCGTTTGTGTCAAACCCTAATCCCGAAAGTTGACCTTGATTAGAACCTGCTGAAGCTAAAGCTTGAATGTAGAATCCGTAAGTTTTGTTATTCATATAAAACCCTACTCCTGGTTTAGTTAATATACCAGAAATATCAGAAGCAGCTTTGTCATAAACAGCTTTCATTGCGTCTAAGATGTAGCCATTAGCTGTAGAATCAGATGATTGTAAAGCAGCAGCGAAATCAACTTCTGAAAAGTCTTTCATAGCTGAAGCATCTGCACCTGTTTCATCTTGAGTACCATCATCAGATAAGAACCCTGTACCGAATGGAGCAGCACCTTGCCATATACCGATCTCTAATTGAGCAGCAGCTTTTCCTGCGATTACTTGTAATAAGAAATCACCGAACGCCTGTGGTAAGTTACCATTTCTGTCCATTCCTTGCCCCATCCATGTTGGGAAAATTGTACCTCTACAAATTTCCTCATTTACTTTAAGGTCAGTTAATGTTAATACTTGCTCAGATGTTGATGTGTCATTTCCACTTGAGAATGAACACGCAGCAGCTACAATAGGATTTGCCGAAGCAATGTTATTGATAACCGCGCTTTTTGTTAAACCATCTAATACTCTAACGTAACCCTTTGCAACTGTGTCAGGACTTCTCAAGGCAGCAGTCACATAAGGCATCGCGTGAACACCTGCATACGTATCACCATTTACTGTGATATCAAATTCGCGGTGCTTTGATAATTGAATTTTGTTTGCCATTTTAAATTTATTTTAAGTTATTAATGTAATATGCTGTCCTTTCTTCCATAGACAGTTTCGTTAAATCAATAGTTGAATTAATGTTAGCGCCTTCAGGATTGTATTCAATACCTTCCGTAGCAGGTTCTTTACTTAATTTAACTATCTTGCTTTCTAGTTCTTCAATTCTAGTCATAAGTTCACTAGCAAATTCAGATGATAACATAATTGGTTCTTCTGATTTATCAGTTTCCTCTTTTGACATTTCCTCTTTCTTAACCTCAGCAACTTCCTCAGATAATTCTTCAGTTGTTTCTTCAGCTACTTCTTCTGACATTTCTTCCTCCTCTTTAGCCTCAACATCTTCAGCTTCCTTTTCTTCGCCTAAGTCTAAGATTTCAGAATCGTCTCCGATTGTCATTTTGTTTCCATTTTCCATAGTGTAATTACCAGCTTCTAATGGAGCAGCCTCGCCATCATCAGAAATAGCAAACACTCTAGAACCGATCATAAATTGCTCATCTTCCGTAGCAACAATGCGACCATCGTCTAGTTTCATTTCAGCGTACATTTTAACGCTATAAGATTTTACTTCGTTTTTCATTTTTAAAAGATTTAAGATTTTTTCTAGTGTACCCATGATACTAATAAATATAAATTAATAATTATTGTTTACTTCTCTAACGTTTTACTGTTCTATTTTTAATCGCTGCGCATACTTTTGCTGCCGTTTCTTTATTGCCGTATTCTTTCATCATATCGTTAACACATTGATCCCAAGAGTATTTCAGCATAGCTTTATTTTTAACAAAAGAAACATACTCTAGCATTTTGTATTTTTTTTTGTATTTTCTTTTTTTCTTTTTTTTCTTTTTGTCATAACCAAGTTCCTCCTTCATAACTGCTGTCGCGTGATCTACGCAAGGCATAAACAACTTCTCCCCGTCAACAGTATGAGGATGTGAACCCGAACACCCTTTAAACATTTCAGCATATATTTCAGCTTCTTCTTTTGTTCTAAACAAAGGTTCGCCGTCTAAAACGCTCACAGGGTTTAATTCGTTTTGTAAAATTATGTCTTTGATTTTACCCATCATGTATTCATCAGGGCAATCTTCACATACTTCATCTAGTATATCTTTACTTCTAGAAGCTTCTATAAGCTTGTCAGTGAAGTAACCCTCAATACTAAAACCCCTTACTTCTTTATTCTTAATCTTCTCCCAAATATCAGGATTATTTTCTGCACTAACTTGCACAAACCAAGTACCAATAGGCATATTCTTGAAGCCATATAAATTAGATTTATCATATTTCTCGCTTTCTTTAATCCAAGATTCTACAACGCTTAAACCTTGTATCGGTTCTTTATGTTCTAGAGTGTGATTATTATTGTTTAGACTTGACATAAATAGCTTCTGAGCCTGTTTAATGGTTTCTTTAGTAAAGAACACATCATACTCCTCATTTGTTTCTTTGTCAAGGCGTGGTATGCGTTTCTCAGGAATAAGAACAGCGCCTACTAATTGTTTTTTTGCTTCATCTATTTTCGCTAGACTTAAAAAGTCTTGATTAAAGAACACAAAGTTTTCCTCTATTGCGGGGAATTTAACAACGCTAATCGCGTCCACTCCAAAGAAGTCCGCTGTTTCATCAATAATTAATTCTATTAATTTTTTCTTTTTTTCCATGATACTAATAAATATAAAAATTCATAATTTGTTTACAATGTAGCTTGTATTTCTAGTTCTTCTTGTAAAGCTTGTGCGTTTGATATATCATTTTCAACAACAAAAGCTTGGACAGGTTGCGCATCTGGTGCTGTTACAGAACCTATATTAGGTATTAAACCACCAATACCGCCCATACCAATTTGAGTATTGCTATCAGGTACAGATGGTTCACCACCCGTAACACCCATTTCACCCTCAGCTCCAGGAAGGTCAGTGGCGATAATACTTTTAACATTTGCCAACCCTGCTGCTATTGCTCCCGCTGCTGCTATTGGACCGAAAATCGGACCCGCTCCTACAGGTGGTGGTGCTAGTGCTGCTGCTGCTGCTGAATAAGTGTTAATCAATGCTTGACCAATAGCTAGTGCCTTACCCGCTGCCGTGTTTTCACCAATCAATTTAGATACAGCACCTAGAGTGTTAGCAACAATATCTCTTTCTGTTTTTGCTGTATCTAGTTTATGTTTAATCTTAGTTTCCTCCGCTTTATTTTCAAGATCTTGCCTCTTATTTAAAGCATCCTTATTTATTTTGGTTAACATATCTTGCAGTTCAATTTCATTCTCTATAGTTCGTCTAGCCAAATCTCTCTGCTTCTCAGCAGCAATCTCTATGTCATTGAGCTGTCTTTCTAACTCCGCTTTACCTATATTAGATAGTTCTTGTAAACTTGCTTTTCTCTCATCCCTTAACGCTACTTCATTTGTTTTTTGCTCTGATTGTTGGGATTCTATTCTTTCTTGAACATCAATTATTTCAGCAAGTGCTTCTTTCTCTGCATTTATTAAGTCTATATTTTTTTCGTCATTTGCCAATTCTTTCTGAGCCAATTCTAAACGTTTGTTTGCTAGTTTTAATTCTTCTTTTATTTGTTCTTCTAATATCGTTCCTAATTTATTATTCGCCTCAATTCTTTTTTCTATACTTAAACTAACATCATCTCTGATTTGCCTTTGCGCTTCTGCATTTTTTTGCGCTGTTAATTGTGATATTCTTTGTTCTGCGTCTAATAACTTGACTTCATTTCTTAATTCTACAAGAGCTTTTGCTGTGGGTATAATACCATCAGTAGCAATACCATTCCAGGCTTTAGCCAATCTTTCTCTGTTTTCCAATTGTATTTTAATAATTTCTTTTTCTGTTTCAATACCTTCCTTGAACTGCTGTTTTAGAGTGCTTATTATTTGTTTGCCTTCTTCATTTATTCCCTCTATATTGCCCTTTAATCTTTCAATGGTTTCAGGGTC